CGCAATAACTGGCATAGAGCCACTTGTCCCAGTTGATGTAAAGGTTTGATGCACCACCTGGGGCATGTTTTGCCAGACCAACAGGAGAAGCAATACCTGGATCAAAGACCACACAGTGCTGCATCCAATCAAGAATCTGGTTGGACTTAAGGATTTGTTCCCTGTGATGCTTGGCAAAGAAGGGTACTTTTTCGTTGGTTTCCATGAGGTATTCCCTCATTTCCGCCTCTGACATATCAAGGACCCAATTCACCAATCCAGGCAGAAGAGCAGCAAATTCTCCAAAGGGACGACCACGGTCATCCATGTCGATGAGAGTTTTCTGTTCTGCAGAAGATCCAGTAAACGGACGATCAAAAGGAATAGTAAGACGCCGACGAGCCAGACCACTGGTCGGGTCAGTCGTTTGAATAGGTTCGTTGGCGGTGATGATGACGAGACCATTGAATTTAAAGGGCTTTTGACTGCCCGCCTGGAACTTTCTTTCATTACGAATTAGGTCTCGACCTGTGATTGCTTTTAATACGGAGACAGATCCACCGTAACGCTCAACATCATTGAAGAGCAACAGTTTCTTTTTATATAGGTTGGCGGTTTCAAATCGGTTTTTCTCCAGGTGCTCCAGAGAAGAGATCATAGCGTTGTCATCACCAACAAGTGCGTGAGCAAGGTTGCTGTAGGTGGACTTACCTGATTTACCTGGGCCGACAATTTCAACAAACTTTTGGATTTCAGAGTGACTGAGCAGCACGGCACGGAGCCATGCACGCAGAACTTGAACACGACCCCAGCTGTCGTTCTGTGAATGCTTCAGCCACTTAATGATTTCTTCACAGGTTGCGTAAGGGTCGTAGTCGTAAGGCAGTTGTTGTGTGATGTACAGCTCACGGTCAAAAGGAAGCAGCTCCCTGGTGTTCACATCGAGCACACCATTGGTGAAGAGTAGGTAATCGTTGTCTTCATACCAGTCATCAAAGATGAAGGAAATACGAAGCTGCTCAAGGATGTCACCCACCAGGTTCATCGAGTAACCGTTGGGCAGCACCTCCTTCTTGATTTGATCCAGTTTATCTTTGATGTCACCTTTCATCTCATATTCAGACACTTGAGACCAAAGACCATGCCCCTTGAACTCATAGATGAAGAAACTGTTTTGAGCTTGGCTGTAACGCAGATTCCCCTGGTACATTTGCCCGAGAATATCTGCGACGATGTCAGATGAAGGATTACGTGGCTTCTGGTCTTTACCTTTTCCTTGCATGCGCAGGTTCCGTGTTTTACCACGAGATGCAACCAGTGGCTCTACGGTATCTGCAAGAGGAGTCGCATCAGATGCAACTTCAGGAAATAGATCTTGCTCCAGTTCCTCCAGCAGTTTGGACACATGATCAAGCGTGAGATCGTCAACATTCATAGCCTTGTGATCCTGGGAGGGTTTCCAACCGTTTTCCTGAGCGATGTGAATAAGGGAACCAATCCCACGACCGCCGCCTTTTGAGAAGGAAAGCCAACGTCTACGGCATTCACCAGCCTGATACTTTTCAGATTGCTTGGACCATTCATCCCAATCATCAAGTAACGATTCATCCAACGAATGGAGTGACTGTCCAACAGTGATCCAAACGTCGTAGTCATCAGCAGCCTCTGGAGGCAGAGCCCACATGGCTTCTGTTGCCAGCTGCATGTCCCGATCAAGGGAAATTTCTGTGTTGATTGCAAAAGAAGGACCAACGATTCGTGTCTTTTCTTTTGCGGGTATCCCTTGCTTGACGTTTTTATTGATGATGGCGTTCAGCAACCAATCCGGGAACTCAGGCAGGGATTCAATCCACTCAAAACCTTGTTCTGCAGCGGTGTAGTAACCATCAGTCTCAGGGTGGAGACCCATGAGAACACCCTGGTGCCGCTTCCAGAGAATTTCAAGTTTTTCTTTTTCTCCTTCCGCTTGCCAGGTGTATTTATTACGGACGATATGCTTGTGTTTTTCGCGATCGAGACGATATAGCTTGCGTTCCCGACCTTCTTTACCGCTGAGGATAGTCAGGGTATTGGGAAGTGCGTCATCGAATGGTTGATCTGCGAGTGATTCGATGAGGGAGTAGACAGTTGGACCATCAACATCAACCCAAATAAGACCATAGGGATGGTTGTAGACAGGGCCGCCAAGCAAACCGACCGCTTTACATTTGCCACCGATGACTTCTTCTTCAATTTCACGGACACTAAAGGGTTTGTTTTGCCAACCAGCTACGTATGGATCTTTGTTTTTACCAAGAGGAGTGAGGGGCCAGTCGACAGGGAGGTAGTCGAGCCTGATCTCGCCTGGCTTAAGTGCTTGTTGATGGGTGTTTGCCATGTGTATTACCGCTCTTGGTGAACCTCTACTTTAAAGTTTCGTTCAGGGAACATTGAGTTCTTAATGAGCCAAAATGCATGAAGATGCATATCGGTGGGCAGACAAAAACAATCCCCATCAACCGCAGTGGTCATGCGGTCTTGGAGAGTATTCATCCACTCACCTACGGAAATATAAATTTCCATAGGGGCTGGCTTTCGGGTGTCATACCATCCTACGGCTCCTGATCCAGGAGGCCATTATGATTTCGTGAATTTATTTGAGACGCACGAGACACATAAAAAGGTTAAGTAACTTTAAGTAAAATGGAAGAAGTTAAATATTTAAACATGAAAGCTAAGGGTGGTGCCGCTGGTAAAGGCGGTGCAAAAGCTGGTGGTTCGAAGGCCCCTAAAAGTGCAAAGCTTCAGGCTTCTGCACCTAAGACCCGGACTTCAGCAACAAAAAAAGCAGCAGAAAAACCTGCACAACGTAGTGGTTTAGCTGCAAAGAATAAACCAACTTCTGTTGCGGAACAAAAACGCGCATCGTATACACCGAGCACTCGGAGAACGCCTTCTCGTCCAACACCTACCGCACCAACCCCGACTCCAGCTTATAGCGGTCCAAATTATTCCACTCCAACTTCATTACCTTCTACCCCAACTCCTTCTACACCAACGACTGCAGTCCCTGCGCCAACACCCGCATACCCCGCACCAACACAACCGTTTGGTGGTATGACAGAACCGTTTGGTGGGATGTCGGGTCCCAATTACTCGGCATCAACTCCATTTGCTGGCACACAAAATACTCCTTTTGTTGGAATGTCCGGCCCTAACTACCCAGCATCCGTTCCTTTTGGCGGTACTCCACCAAGCTTCACAAATCCAGCGACTAGCAGCCGTAGCCGCCGCCGGTCTTACTAAATAAGATCAGGATCGTAGACGTTGCAATTTTCAATTTGAGAATAGTATTCGGCTACGATCTTCAACCAGTCTTCTCTTAAGGAATCCAAAAAGTTCCTGGAGATTTTAAAAACTTGAGTACGTACAGGCGTCGAAACTAAAATTGCCGCCTGTTGTACTTTCATGCCCAACGTCTGCTCGATGGCGATGTCATATGCCGCGAGCTGTTTACATGTTTTTTTGAATTTCATATGACCACCGAGGAGATCACGCCATTCAGGCGAACCTTTCTCCAGATCTTTTGGCCACTTGCGACTGTAGGGTTTAACGCTGGTCTTTAAGTCCGCAAGCGTTAGTTTGTTGTTGGCAACAGCAATAATGTCAGGAGCCCCAGCCCAAGCACGGCCTTCGTCGTCGCAACCCCAGACGCGAGCAACGTCATCAGCACCAATAGTAAAATCAAATTTATCGAGGACGGGTGATTCCGCCCAAAGGACTTCCTGAAATTGATCCAGGATTGACGGCATACCTGCCCAAAAATCCGAGTATTCTTCTTTGATTTCTGGGTTTTTATTCCCTTTGAGGTACTGCTCCATACCATAGTGAATGGCAGTGCCCCGCTCGGCTGCTTGTTCTTTGACACCTGGATTTGCCTTGGACCACATTTCGAGCTTCCGTTTGTTTGCTTCGGAAGCTGTTTCGCTAATAATTGTAGTTACGGACGGCGCAGGTCCAGTAGGTAACGGAGTTGTATAGTGACGTTTTCCGTTAAGCGTAATTCTGGCTGCGGTCCTATTAATTGACCGCATAACTTCTGGTTGCTCATCCTTGGCGTTAATCCAAGGATCTGATGTATTGATTTTAGCAACCATTAAAGGTTTTGTATATTGGCTACAATCTAGCAAGATTTGACCACAAAATGGACGAATTTAGAGCGATTGTTCTGACGATACTGTTAGCTATGCTTGTTACCGTGAGTGTTGAGTTGGTCCCACATTGGATCCATTGAACAAGCTGTGGTTAGGCATCCAGGGTTGGTGGAGCTGCCTGGGCGTTTTACTCCAAATCATCTGGACTTGTATCAAAATTAACTGGGAATCTCTTTTGGTATGGCTTGTAACATCTCTCGTTTCTATTACTGTGATCCGAGCCTTGATCTTAAATCATTCCTAAGGCTTGAGCATCGGAGCCGCAATGGTGTTGCTTTTGATGATATAGAGACCACAGAAGCTAACGCCTTCGAGGACCGCTTGATCCAAGAAGGCGAGCTATATCTAAGGGTTGATCTTTAGACAGTGGCCAGATCGTAGGTAATCATTTCTTTCACCAAGTCTTCAAAGGTGATGCGTGGTTCCCACCCAAGTTCTTGATGCGCCTTGGTGCAGTCACCCAGGAGAGTATCAACCTCAGCTGGACGATAGAACTGTGGGTTGATTTTAATTACAACTTTCCCCAATTTGGAGCTATAGCCGACTTCATTTACATCTGTTCCCTGCCATTCCAATCCAAGCTCAAGGTAATCAGCTGCAATCTCACAGAACTGCCGGACACTGTGTTGGATTCCACTGGCAATTACATAATCTTTAGGCGTTGTTTGCTGCAAGATTAAGCGCATTGCTTCCACATAGTCTTTTGCATGACCCCAATCACGCTTGGCCTCTAGGTTTCCTAGTTCCAGTACAGGGATTTTGCCCTTAATAACGGAAACCAACCCCTTTGTAATCTTCTTAGTTACAAAATTATCGCCACGGATCGGGCTTTCGTGATTAAAGAGAATGCCGTTGGCACCAAACATGTCATAGCTTTCGCGGTAATTGACAGTCAGCCAATAACCAAACAGTTTGGCGACACCGTAAGGACTGCGCGGGTAGAAGCCAGTCTCTTCGTTTTGCGGGAAGGATTGTACCTTGCCAAACATTTCAGAAGTAGAGGCCTGGTAAAAGCGTGGATTGATGGAACCAGCCCGACATGCCTCTAGAACATTCATGACACCAATGGCATTAGCCGCTGCCGTGCTCACTGGAGATTTAAAACTGACCCCAACGTGGCTTTGAGCGGCCAGATTATACACTTCATCAGGAGCAAAGTCCTGGATCACTCTGGTCAAAGAGGGTGCATCAGTCAGATCAGAGTATTCAATCTGGACTTGACTGGGAATTTCACCACCAAATACCCATTTCAGCTTTTCGAGATGGTTGGGTTGCGTGTGATTCCTAACGACGCCGCAGATTATATAGCCATTGTCAACGAGGTTACGTGCGAGATAGGAACCATCTTGGCCGGTGATACCAGTTACTAACGCCCGTTTCATTGTTTTGCCTTTTGTGGTTAAAGTATAACCACTAAACCTATCAAAAGGAATGACCCTGTTTTCTTGGCCGCTTCAAAAGAACACCATCGGCTGGAAGGAACGGCTTGCTCTTTTAAAGTTTTTTGCTTTTGAAGACCGTTTTACCAATGGTCCTCAGTGTCGGGCGTTTGAAGATGAGTGGTCCGAGTGGCAGGGTTGCGAGCATTCGGTGTATGTGGCGAATGGATCTGTCGCAAATTTCCTCTTGCTTGACGCGGTCAAAGAACTGTATTTCCCCGATAAGGAACGTTTAACTATTTTTGCGCCGGCCATTAACTGGGCCACGAATATCTCCACGTTCTGCCAACAAAAGCATGACGTGTATTTTTATGACATTGATTACGAAACCTATAGCCCGACCCTCACATCAGCCAACAACTTGTTCTTTAAGGGCTTAGTCCCAGACGTTGTTTATGTGACTCATGTCCTTGGTATTTCCAATGACATGACAAAGATCAAAGAACTCTGGCCCCATGCCGCCATTATTGAGGACTGTTGCGAATCCCATGGCGCCCGCGATCGTAATACTGGAGTGAAAGTCGGCAACACCGGCATCGGTTCTACCTTCTCCTTTTACTTTGGGCATCATATGACCACCGTAGAAGGTGGCATGGTGTGCGTTAATGATGAAAAACTTTATAACTTGTTGCGTGCCAAGCGCTCTCATGGTTTGTCCCGAGAGATGCTGCCGTCTTACAAGAAGATTATTGAGAAGGAAAACCCAACAATTGATCCAACCTTCTTGTTCCCAACCAAGGGATATAACTTCCGCAACGTTGAAAGCGGCGCTGTAATTGGCAGGGTTCAGCTCAAAAAACTTGACAAATGGAATGAGCAACGCGCCAAGAACTACGAAGTATTCTGCCAAGAAATTCTCTCCAAACCCTGGATAGAAACAGCAGCTTCTTACGTGGGCAATTCGGCAATGACGTTACCGTTCCATTGCACAAAAGAGGGTACCGCAAAAGAGGTTAAAAAATTTCTTAACCTAATCGGCGTTGAAACACGCCCATTCCTTGTCGGCAATCTACTAAAGCAACCTTTCATGAAAGATTACGTTTCTGTCATTCCTTTGCCGAATACAGAACGTATGGATACACATTCTTTCTACATCGGTAATAATCATTTTGTTACCCCAGATGATATCCATAAGCTTTTGAAGGAGCTGGACAAATGCATGTTCTGATCTGCAGTATTATCCGCAACCGCAAAGATTTTCTATTCGGTTGGAAGGATTTAATCCTGTGCCTCATGGATGAAAATCCTGGAATTACGTTTGATCTTTCGGTCTATGAAAATGATTCAACCGATGGGACCAAAGAGTATCTAAACAGCATTACCCCTGAGCTGGAAGCAGAACTCAACAAGGTATGCATTACATCTGTTGATGAGCACAAACCTTATTTTGGTTCTATACGTGACGAAGAAAGGGTTAAGTTACTGGCCGCAGCCCGCAACAAGACCCTTGATCAGGTTGACCTGAGTGGTTACGACAAGATCGTATTCATGGAGCCTGATATTAATTTCAATCCATCAGAGTTGAGTCAGTTGTTTTATACAGATGATGACATCTGCTCTCCCTATAGTTTGCATCCGGTTGAATACCAGAATCACCGCTGGATCTACGACAGCTGGGCAACACGTTTAAACATTGCAGATGACATTTTCAAGGGACCAAGGATCCTTGAGATGCCAGATGTATTACCTGTACAGTCAACCTTTAATTGTTTTTGTGTTTATCGTGCTAAACCTTTTAAGGAAGGAGCACGTTTCTCAGGCGTCAACCCGATCACCAACCACTGGGACTGCGACACCACTAATATCTGTGGTGAGTTTATTCAGAGAGGTTACACCAAGATCTCTTTGTACAACATGCCGCTGATTCACCTGGGGAATTAGAGTAAACCCAACTTTTATTTACGGCCAACACGCTTTTTGAATCATGGAAAAAATGCCACAATACGTAGAGGTGATTGAGCAGGGGCGTCAGTTCCTACAGAATCACAACAACGTCCTAAAAAGTTTACTTTTATCGAAGGAGAATGCTGACAACGTTTATACTGAGGCAACCAACGGAATCTCAGATGGCCCTATCGAGTCAAGTCAAGGAAGCAGTGAATCAAGCGACGATTCACTTGCGTGAGGCCTTAGCTTTTGCAGCTAGATCAGAGCATCCCGTAACCATTAACGTCATCTCAGACCTATTGATTCGTTGTGAATCAATAGAATCCATGGATGAAATCATGGAGAAGTATGGCTCTACAGGTAAAAGCAGAACACCCAACTTAAACCTTGGCCAAGAATAGAGGACCGAGTGACGAAGAAAGGCTGGCGGTTTATTTCCGCCAGCTTAATCGTTTGATTCCAGAGCCCCCAAGAAATTGGGCGGTGAATGCTAAGCCATGTAAGTGGGCTAAAATATTAGAAGAACGTAAAAATAATCCTGATGTCTCAGGAGAATAAGTATACAAAACCAGAGTTACGCGAACGGATCAAAGATCGCGTGATGGCTGGCTCCAAAGGCGGTAAACCTGGGCAGTGGTCTGCAAGGAAAGCTCAGCTTGTAGCACAGGAGTACAAAGCTGCAGGCGGCGGGTATAAAGGCGGCAAAGGTGAGAAGCAAAAGTCCCTGGAGAAATGGGGCAAAGAAAAATGGATGACTAAGGATGAATATGAAAAGAGGAGTAAAGCTAAATCTGCTGCTAAGAAATATAAAGATAGTAAGTAATGGATAAAGCAATTCAAAAGGGATATACCAAACGGTACTTACCAGAGAGCGCCTGGGCCTCATTGTCACCAGAAGAACGTGCAGAGACAGATCAAAAGAAACGTGCAGCCAGCCGTGAAGGTAAACAATTTGTTCCAAACACCAGGAAAGCAAAGTTAGCTGGTCGTGCCGCACGCCGGTATCAAGACAGTAAATCATGATATCCTGACAACGGAGCAATTCCGCTCTAGGGGTAATAGTCGAAAACCCCTTCCACGTTACGAACGTGGTGCTCAAAGCGGCTAAGCGAGAAGGAAGTTATGATCCCGGTATAACAACCGGGATTTTTTGTACGTGGCTTATTTGAATCACAACCTTCCCGATTGGTCTTGCTACATCCGCAACGAGTTTCTTTATAACCATAAGCAAGGTCATGGCGAAGTAACCAAGTGTGATGTGCACTGTGTTGCCAGCATTGAAAAACGCGTCCCACTCTTTGAAGCATTCCTTGAGAATGGTGTGAATTGGACTCGGCGTCCATTGCATGCATTCTGCTGGAAACCCAATGCGCCCATAGAACCTTTGGAAGATGTGATGTATTGGGATTGTTTTTCACCTTATATTGACGTGCAGAAACGCGCTCGTCTCGCTGGTCTGCAGGCGGAGTTGATCAAACCAAATGGCGACAAAGCCCTTGGTACCTACATGTTTACCCTTGATTGGTCATGGGAGAACAAAGGTACGACCGACTTTAATTTCTCTGAGACGCCTGAGCATAAGTGTGCACACCTTTTCAAGATGGAGAGCGGCAACTACTATGCGTATCCCAACAATCGAATCATCTGGTACGACAACGCCTGGACGTTCAACCGTATCAAACAGAACCCAGGGTACGAAATTGATCTGACGGTTTATTCTGTGGAAAACAAACGGAAGCTGGAAACCTCAGATCATTACATGTATGAGGTAAGGACTGTAGAATAATTCCGTTCCCCCTCTCTTTTCGATGGGGCGCTAAGCCCTGGGTACCCAGGCCGCCAGTTCTGAGGTCCGTCGTTGGTTGCGGGTTGCCTTTCCTGGCGTCAGCGAGAATTAGCTCAGTTTGGCCAGAGCGCTGCGTTTGGGACGCAGATGCCGCAGGTTCGAATCCTGCATTCTCGATTATTCAGATTCTCGATAAATTGCGTTTATCAAGAATCCTGATAAATTATATTTACGCGTGCACAAAAACTATACGTGGGTTGGGCTGACGCCAAAAAACGTATCGACAAGAACCGACAAAAGCTTCTGGAGTACAAGAAGACTTTGCAGTGCAAGAAGTGTGGGTTGGATGATCATCGTGTTCTTGAGTTTCACCACGTAGGTGATAAAGATAACAACATCTCAAGTATGGTGAATCATGGCTACGCCTGGAGCAGGGTAGAGCAAGAGATTGAGAAATGTATTCCGCTTTGCTGCAACTGCCACAGGCTTGAGCATTGGGCTAGTTAACGCCCAAAGATGCCTAATGCACCTAGTCGTTGACGCCAAACATTAGCTGCATTACGTAGAACCGCAGCACCTTGCGTCAGGATATTACCTTCTCCTGCAACAGAACCACGGGGAACAATGATTGGTTTGCCACCTTTGATTGCAATGCCCGTGTTTGTGTAACGGCCTTGAGGAGTAAGCACTGTATTAGTGCGTGTATCTACGAATTCTCCTTTAGGCCCACGCCGTTCAACAGCTGCTGTTGGGGCACCACCTAAACTCTCAGCACTGATTGGATCTGTGGCAGCAATGAAGAATGCTTCTTGGGGTGATGCACCTAACGCATAGTTAATTCCTGCATCCAGCAAGAAGGCTTTGGTGCCAGCACCTGCTATTTTTCCTGTTTGTTTAACAGCTTGTCTTGCTTGATACTGAGGAGATTGCGTGGTGATAACAGGCAATGCTGGATTAAATGGACGCGTATTTAGGAAAACACTTGTCGGATCTTGACGTAAAGAGGAAACATCCACATCTTTACCAAGGTTAAAAGAAGCACGAATGAGTGGATCTTTAAGTTCTTCTGGATTCCAATTAATGGTTTGTCCACGCCATGTTTCAAATTGTTCAGGACCTTTCTTTAATGTTGCAATTGTTTGCTGTCCATATCGAAGGTCTTCATATTCTTGAGGAGTAAATCCACCACCTGCGCGTGCCAGACGAAACTCTTCATCAGTAGGAAGACGACGTGGATCAGGTTCCCTCATCCTTGGTATTGTTTCTAGCGCACCTTTGGACATTCCTTTATACAGACGAGCCCTGCTTCCTTCTGGTCCTCCAATGGGATTTGCAGTAAGCGTTGTGCCTTCTGGGGCAGCGGCAATAGCACTACCCAACTGATAACGAATGGCTTCTGATGTTAATGGATATGCTTCAATTGCTTGTTGAGAACGTAAAAGTTCATTTGAAAAATTTTCAAAACGTTGTTTTTGTAAGTTTAAAGACTCTTTAATGTATGTTTGTTTTGATGGTGTGATATCAGGAGACTCTAATTCTGCCTGTAAACGATTAATTTGTGCAGCTGCGTCTGCCTTTGCTTTTTTAAGAGAGGATGGATCGTTATAACCAGTGGCACTTTGGAAAGCAAGATCCAATCTTGGACCTGTTCTACTGCTACTAATATAAACATTTGGATTATATCCAATTGTTACGTGGCCTCCCATTGCATCGAGTTGCCGACGATCAAGAACAGAACCCAAATTTTTTTGTTCTTGTAAGAAACGAATACCTTCAGGATCCAACCTGGTACCACCTTCAATTAAACCACCAGGTTCTACAAGGGGGTTTTTCAATCCAAGAGGAGCCGCAATAAAGTCAGGAATGAAATCACCAGCCTGATATTTTGTTTTTAGCTTTGTTGCTTTTTCATATAACGCGTCATTAATATTAGAAAATTTATTAGTGTAATCCCCAAGGCGATTAGCGTATTCACCAAGACCAGCGGAAACATTAAAAATATTTTCAGCCAACCTAGGTTTTCTGGTTATAAATTCTTGAACCCTTGCAGTTTGTGGGGCATCTGCTCCGTAAACAGCTATTGTTTCGCTTAAGAAATCTTGTGCCCTGGATCTAGGCGCTTGTTCTCTTGGTTCTGATCGGAGAGTATAAGCAATTTCTCTTTCTGTTAATCCTTCACTGCGTAGGTTATGAATTTCTTCTAGTTGTTCTTCTAGATCAAGGTCATCAAAAACATCTCCAGGAGAAAGCGGAGAAGGATTTGCAACCGTTGGTGCAGGTACAGAATTTGCCAAGAATTGAACAGGGGAACTTGGCTGCGCTATGGGCTGGTTACTTCTAATTTCTTGAGAACGCATACGTGCTTGAAGAGCAGCTGTTGCAGCTTGCCGTTCTTCAGGAGAACCCGTGGCTTGCATGCGCAGAAGCACATCTTGCATTGTGGGTTCTACCGGAGCATTGCGAAGTTGATTTCTTGACTGGATTTGTCCAAGTAAAGAAGACGCAGAAGCTGAATCACCTGTTCTTAAGGCGCGTTCATAGGCCGATTGAAGCCTGATATCTTCTGCGTCTGGCATTTTACTAAGTGTTTTTTATATTTTATCGTCTGTTGATTCTGTGATTAAAACATAGAGTTTTTCAGGAGGAGTTTTATAAAAGTAAGTTAATACTGGACACAGCCAAACATCTTGGCTTGGTACAGGCAATACAAATTCTTGAGTTGTCCGATACAGTGAACCATCAAAAGAAGGTTCTTTGTATTCAAGAGAAACATCTGCATCATAAAGTTCAAGGTGATCAAATACAATCTCAATGGTTTTTGGAAACCGTTTGTATTTTTGTTGAAGAATAAAGTCAATAACGTTTGTTGCCTGATGCATTAAAGGCTCTTCTTTTACTTGAAGATCTTTTGAAAATGCATAATCAAAACACCAGAGGTTTGAATTGGAATTTTTTTGACAAGAAATGGTGAACATGAGTTGACAGCAAAAAACAGACGAGTTTAAAGACATCCTGGGTCTAGCAGCAGCTTAGCAGAATTGTTTCAGCCGTTACGCAGTGTTGCCTTAACAAACCAAGCAGCTTTAAAGGCTTGGCCACAGAGGTCAGCCATGTAGTTCTGGATATCAATGGCACCCACCTTGGCAGCAATGGGCTCCAGCTTTTTGGTCTTCATGCCCAGCTCTTCCAGGTTTTTGTAGTACGTGGTGAGCTGGTCGGTTCCCTTGTAGCTGGTAACGTGTTGGATGCCAGGACCAGCATCAGCCAGGCCCCTGGCGCACATCGGCATCAGGTAGTCCATGGACCTGATGAATTCAGCAAGCGTATCAAATTGAGTCTGATGAGCTTCGTATTGGTCTCCAAGGAATGCATGCACCCCGAGGAAGTTCGCCCCCTCGTAGTTCAGGTGAATAAGATGGGCCTGTGTTTGAAGTTCCTTGAGGTAGGAGCTGAGAGAAATACATTGTTGAATAAAGGCCCCGACATCACCATTCTTTGAGCGAGCAGGACCTTTTGGTTTGGCCTGGGGCTCAGGCAATGCTTCAGGTCCAGGGGTTTGGGGCATTGGAACCGTTTGAGGACCGGGGGTATACATAATTTTTTAGCAATAGTTCTATTGTAACGGGAATTAATTACACAATTTCAAACCAAGACAGGTCTGTATAGACTTTTGCACCGCTGATTGTTGGAGCAGCGACAACAGTAAAGACATCACTGACCCCAGCCTGTGTGCGGCCAAGCTGGAAGTTAAAGTCTCGTACATCACTCAAAGAAAGAGTACCATCAGAGACGATGTAACCACCAATAATGTCGGTGCCACCGCTTACGGTTGTTGAGCTGGTGTCGTACTGGACATTACCGTTGTAGTGCGTTTGCCAATTTGTCCCACTCAAAGTTGCATTAAGCAAAACTCTGTATTGAATAATATCCGGTTTATTGTTTTGTGTTTGCTCAAGCGCAACGCTTAAATTTGCAGGAATAACAACACTGTCAGTGCGACCCGATGCCATACGAATGGACACCAGTGGATATGTTACGCCAGAAGAAGTAAGTGTCTTAGGCGTAGTGCTAGTCGCAATGTTATAACGCCGGGTAAAACCTTCATATCCACCTTCTGATGCAACTGTTGCACAGATTTGTTTTGCCGTGGAACTAGAAGCAGTTGTACCAAGATTTTCAATCTCTTGACGCAATGGCAACACTGCTGTTGTCATGTAGCTGGTTGTGTTTTGATTGTCATTGTGGAAGATGTGGGCAATTTCCATGTGACCATCAACCACAAAACCTGCACGCACATCACCAACCCCAAGCCATTCAATATCCATCCAAAGGATATTGGCTTTGGTTGGATCTAAGGTACGAGCGGTTGGACCAGCACCATTAAATTTATCGTAGTTCCAATCGCTTTGAGCAACACGGGTTTCATTAACAGAGCCACTTACGTAACTGCGGAGAACAAGATTATTTGTTGTACCGCTTTGCTCAAAGAAAATACCGTTTTGTGAATTAAAAAAACCAACGCGTTGCCGGAGATTCGTTTTGCCAGAAGCAAAAACAAATGATGTCATATTTAAAAATGATTTCCCTGGCTGATAGGGAAAAACACGTTTGGTTTCTCGATAGATATAATCACCCGAAAGTGTTGTTACATTTAAATCAACAACACTTTCATTAACTTGATATGTAGTTGAACCGCTTACGCCTGTTACGGTAGTCCACTTATCGTTTTCCTGATAACGATGTTGGCTATCAAAAACAGTATACAGCTGTGAAATTCGTTGCCGTCCAAAGGCATCACCTGCTGTTGCTGCTGGCTGCATGTAAACAGTAGCGCCAGAGGTAGTTGTTACTTCTAGAGGACGCCCACTACATGTTTGAACTTTATGTACGTGATATAGATTTTTATCTGTGGGATCTCTGTATACAGGCATTTCATTGGTGCAACATTTTACTATTCTACTTTGTTGGAACAAACAAAAACATCCGCCTCTTAACAGAGACGGATGCAAAATAATTGATTTACCAAATTATTTTTTAGAGTACTCTTCTAATTGATCTGCAGATTGCGGCTTCAATAAAGAAAGTAGTTGTTTATTACAATCGGCGTTACGCTGATAATACTCCCAGTTTTTAAAGACGCAGTCAACGAGTACCTCGTAGAATTCATCACCAGTTAGACAATTGGTGTCAACAAATTCAGAGATGGTATCAGCAAGGTACTCTTCTAGCCGATTTTTTGCAGACTTCTTTGATTCATTAAAGATTTTATCTGCTGTTTCCTGAGCCATCCTTTTGCTGGGGAACAGTTCAGCTGCCTGGTCGTACACATCTTCAAGTGTTGGCATCACTGAGTAACAAAGAAACATCTTTTACAGCTTGATGATAGCCCTGCAACCAATCTTCTGAAATAACATCTTTACATTTTGGGTCATTTGCCTTGGCTACATACAGGATGTAGTTGATGTCCAGTTGACGCAGGACTTCGATTGAGCTGCGGTATTCCATATCAAAATAAAAAAGGACGCCTGATAGCGTCCTTCCATTCTAAAAATGAGTATTGTTTAAGCTGTTACAGGAATCTGGATTTGCTCACCATCAAACTCACCAGCCTGTAGCTTTTCAATGAATTCAAGACGTTTGTAGAATTCATCTCGGCAGTAAGGACCAGCTTCATTCAAGCAGAATTCTTGCCACAGTCCGGTGTAAAGACCAACAACACCAGGGCCTGCGTTGGCGCGACCAGAGCACTGATACATGTGTTCCATGAAATCAGCTTTGCGTTGCTCGGCCTTGACATCCCAGCCGGCAAGGTAGTCAGAGTTCATCATCAGTCTTCAAATGCGATGGAAGTACAGCTAGTGTAAACACCTGTGACCTGGTCCAGTTCAAAGAGAAGGTCATGGAGTTCATCTTGTAATGACTCCGAAATTTCTTCGGCAGTCTTACCGCCAAAGGAATTGTATTCAACTTCAACGTCAACTGCAAAAGATACAGTTAACTTGGGCACAGGTACGGGTTCCATCTAAACATTGAAGACCAAAATACTTTAGCAGTATTTTGTGTTTAGATTAAACGCTCCAAAGAATGCACCTTGGTGCTTTCGTAGTAGCCAATGCGTTCTTGAATGATGTTGTAATAATTAATAGCAGCATCGACCATCTCTTCTGCATCCATAGAAGCTGCCAGGTTTTCGTTGGCAAGCATTGCAGCAGTCAAGATGACAACACCATTTTCAATCTTTGAACCAATGGTTGCTGACAGAGGAGTCCCATCGTTGGTGAACCCAGCAATCAACTTGTTCAGAACTGGATCGCCGCCCATGGGACTCCTTGTGTATCTATTTATTGTATTGCAGTTTATTTAGTTGTCCTTGTTACCTCGTGCGGTGACGTACCAATAGGCATTGCGTGCATTTTGGTTGTACCTCATGCCACTCATAAGCTTGAGTTTTTTAGATTCAAGCTCATCCACCTTGGATTCCAGGTAAGCAGGTGGCTCTTCTCCTTGGCAAAGCATAGAAAGTTCCATCTCGACCATTTGAATTTGCAGACGGAAATCATCTACTGCCTGCTGATAGCAGGACATAAGGATGTGCGCATCTTCTAGATCATTCGGCGCCGTCAGATTCTGATAGAAGTTCTCCGATATATTCGGGTGCTTGTGCGGCCATCCGCTTAGTGGTGAAGATTCTATTTTTTCGGACTGCATATTGCTGTTCCACTTTGACACCGTGCGGGATGGGGCGTCCTTCTTGATAGGCATTACGGATTGCATCGAGATTTGGGAGTACTTCGAGTTTAGTTTTGGGTTCAGTTCTTTCTGAGATAACTGTTCCCGACATTGAACGTACCACGACTCGCTTGGTTGTGGTTGTTTCTTGTTCAATGCAATAAAGTTTTCTTTCGTCAGAGTGCCAAAACTCTGGATCTGACGTGATCTCGACCGTGAGTTCCTTTTTCTTGCTGAGGACAAACTCATAATTTTTGCCTTGAATACGGCTGGTGTCCAAAGGAAGCACTCGCCTCAGCCAGCTTAATAGATTTTTAAGAGACTGTAGTTGTGATTCGTGGTGCCGCTTAGCCTGTGTGATTAGATCAGATTCTTTTTTAATACGCTCCAAGGCATCTTCATGCGCTGCCATTGCGTAGTAGATACGATCAATCTTTTCTGAACGCAGGTCGGCACAAGCTTCCAGCTCAGCTTTTGCCAGTTCTTGGGACTCAGGAGTGAGGAGAGGAAGAGAGCGTTCCAGG